ATACCCGTCGTGAAATGCAGTCAAAACCTATCCAACCTATCCGAACCGTCTAAGTTTTTCGAACAATCCGTTGTTTCGCGTAACTTGCAGCATGACGGCAATCCGGTAATTGCCTGGAACTTGGACAACACACAGATATACCGCGACACGAATAACAACTACAGACCGCACAAGGGCAAGAGTAAAGGTAAGATTGACGGCATTATGGCCACGATCAATGCAATATGGGCGATGCTGGAATATGATAAGGATAATCCGAATTTCGATACAAGTTCAATAATTGGGTTCATATGACCGATCTATCCGAGTTCAAGGCTAAAGTCCGCCGCCTATACGCCTTTCGAGGGTATTTCGAGCGATTCTTCGAGCTATTGCAGGAAAATACCACCTCCTTACAGGCGTACGAAGCTCTGGAACGCGAATATTACGACGTATTCGGTGAAAATCGGTATAGATCGTATGAAGCATTCAAGGTAATGCGACGCAGGTACGTGATCTACTTGCAAACCACTCGGAAACCAAAATAGAAACATTGTTTACCGTGCCATCGCCGTAATCCCTGCATATTGTGCCCGTGAGCAACATACTGACACGGACTTTCGCACGGATTAAGCGCGCAACCTATACCAAGATCGGACCCGCTAAGGACTGGAATCTGTGGCAATCCCTTACCGGGTGGTTCACGGGCAAGGAGGTGCAGGTCACATCGAAATCCGTCCTTTCAATCCCTGCATATTGGCGAGGCGTTGATCTGATCGCTACCCAAATGGCATCGCTTCCGTTCACGGTGTACCGAGTTGGCGCAGATGGGAGCGTGAACGAAGATCGCACCAATCCAATCTGGAAGCTGCTGAACTTCCGACCTTCTCCTGAATACGACTACTTTTCATTCATGGAAGCAGTTGTTCGGACAATCTTGACCGGAACAACCGGATACGCACCTGGAAACTGCCTAATTGAGATAATTCGAGATGGACGTGGCAACATTGCAGCATTTGACATCAAGCACGACGCGTTTCACATTGTCGAGACCGATGCAGGTATCAGCTACATAATCGACAATCAATCTTACGACGCAGCGGACATTATCCACCTGAAAGCATGGACTGCCAATGCAGAAACGGGTGAGAATCCGCATAAGATTCTGCAATCCACCTATAAGCGGGGTATATCCGAGATACAGACGTTTTCCGATTTCTACAAGAACGGAGCGAACGTTTCTGCGATTCTCGAAACAGATACTCCCCTGAATCCAACTCAGCGAAAAGAACTGGAAGAAGCATGGGCGCGTAACTACTCTGGTGTAAGCAACCAGGGGAAAACCGCATTGCTATCCCACGGCGTGAAATACAAGCAGATCGGCACACGCCTGAACGGGGAAGACCTTGCTTCCCGGAAAATGACCGTAGAAGATGTGTCCAACATCCTGGGCGTACCGCTTCCGCTCTTAGGACGTGCCGACGGCGTACCCATGAATAATCTCGAGGTGTTAAACCGTCTTTTCGTTCAGTACACCCTCCGCGCATGGTGCAAGCGGTTTGAATCCGAATTCAACTCGAAACTTTTCCCATTCGCGCAAACAGGTACTGTTTTCGTGCGCTTCAACCTTGACGGCCTACTTCGCGGTGATACTCAGTCTAGGGCGCAATATTACAAGGAGCTATACAATATCCGCGCTATTTCTCCGAACGAAATACGCGCACTTGAAAATATGAATCCTTACGAGGGCGGTGATGTATACGGGATGCCATTGGCATCTAACTCAACCGAACAAGGGGGGTGATAATAGTCCAAGTGAAGCAGATGAAAAGATGAAATTCTTCGATTCGTTAAAATCTAAGATGGACGCATACGGTGTTGCTGTTCGTGCAGGTGCAATTACCCCACAGTTCGAAGACGAAGCAAGTATGCGGGAAGAGGCAGGACTACCCGCGCCATCCGACGCAGTACGAAGGGCATGGACGGACGACGAAGGATATAGGCGACCAATTACATTGAAGCCGAAAAGCGATACTAATCCAGTGGAAATACCACCACAAGAAGACTAGCTATGGAAGAAAAATACAACGCGCACGAATCAGAACGGCGCACGATCAATTTCGAGCTAAGAGCCCGACCAGAATCCCGCACGATCGAAGGGTATGCGGCCATTTTCGACAGCGAGACCAACTTAGGCTGGTTCACTGAAGAAATTGCACGCGGTGCGTTCGACGGTGCAGACATGAGCGACGTGGTGGCACTATTCAATCACGACCCAAACTATCCACTTGCACGTACCAGCTCAAAGACCCTGGTACTTGAAGTAGATGAAAAAGGATTGAAATACCGCTTCGACGCACCAGACACAACCTTTGGGGAAGACTTGTTGAAAATGATCCGCCGCGGGGATATCTCCCAAAGCTCGTTTGCATTCACCATCAAGGATCAGGAATGGATTGAGCGCACGGGCACACCATCGAAACGAATGATTAAGAAAATCGACGCACTATACGACGTTAGCCCGGTAACATACCCGGCCTACAAGGAAACAAGCGTGACGGCTCGAATGCGGCAACAGATTGAAAACCCAGCACCCCAGGGTGTTGCTGATAAAGATTACCCGCAACTGATTGCGGACATTCTCAAACTTAAAAAAGATTAATATGAAACGTAGTGATGAGCTAAAGCAACTGCGTGCGGGTAAGATGGACGAACTTACCGCAATCAGTGCACAAGCCGCGGGCGGAATGCTGACAGAAGAGCAGCGCGCAAAAGCAATTAGCCTGAAGGGCGAAATCGAGAATATCGACACGGATATTCAGCTCGCAGGAGCAAGCGAAGCCGAACAAGCACGCCAGGCATTGCAAGTGCACCGGACTAAGCAAGAAAGAAAAGCACCCGAGGACAAGGCAGCCGAACGCTACTCTATCCTCCGCGCAATCCGCTTGACTGCTTCCGGAAAACCCCTGGACGGCATCGAGGCCGAAATGAGCCAGGAAGCTGAACACGAGTTTAAGCGTGCAGGTATCACCCCATCCGGAAACCTGTTCGTGCCCGCAATGCTGACTAAGCGCGGCAAGGAAATGCGGGACATGACCGCAGGAACCACCACAGCGGGCGGCTACACCGTGCCCAACCTCATGCAGGATGTGATCCCATTCTTGGATCCACGCCTAGCAGTAATCCAAGCAGGTGCAACCCTGTTGACAGGTCTTACCGGCAATCTTGATTTCCCACGTAACGATGCAGCGGCAACAGCTGTATGGGAAGGCGAAAACGACGCGAACGCGGAAACGTCGCCAACGTTCGACCGTATCCAGATGAGCCCAAACCGTCTCGGAGCGTTCACGGACATTTCCAAACAGCTCATGGTTCAATCCAGCATTGACGTTGAAAATTTCGTACGCAACCGCTTGAACGAAGCTGTAAACCGTGCCTTGGATTACGCTCTAATCAATGGCGACGGCTCGACCATCCCGATCACGGGCATCCTGAACACGTCCGGCATTGGAAGCGTAGCAATTGGCGCAACTGGTGGAGCTCCTACCTGGGCACACATTGTTGGCCTGGAAACGGAGGTAGCAATTGACAATGCAGATTTCGGAAGTCTTGCATACCTGACAACTCCCGGCATCCGTGGAAAACTGAAAACGACTGAAAAGGCATCCAGCACGGGGCAATTCGTATGGAACGATGGTACAGCACCTGTATCTGGTCCACGCGTTGACTCCCTGAATGGATACCGCGCATTCGTTTCTACCCAGGTACCAAGCAACCTGACTAAGTCCACAGGCTCGAACCTGCACGCGATTATCTTCGGAAACTACGCGGAGCTTATGGTTGGCCAATGGGCTGGACTCGACATCGTGATCGATCCGTATTCAGGAGCGAAAAACGCACTTGTTACAATAGTGGTCAATAGCTGGTGGGACGCTGCTGTAAGACATGCAGCTTCTTTCTCCGCAATCAAGGACGCATCAATCGCATAAGCATGATTAAGGTCAGATTTCTTAAGAGCCCGACCGGACGATTCGCTTTAGGATATTCTGCTGGGGAGGTGGGCTTTGTGCCTGCCTCCATTGCAGAAGCAGGCCAAAAGGAGGGATTTCTGGAACTACTACAGGATGAGAAGAAGGTAGAAACGGCTACGAATCCGCAATTGAAACAGGTCGAAACGACTTCAAAAAAGCGTAAGTAATGGCAGGTTGGAAAGTAACGACGGCGCCTACAGAAACAGTGATCAGCACGTCCGAGGCTAAGGCCTGGCTACGTGTTGAACATTCGGATGAGGATAGTCTTGTGGCTGGCCTGGTTGCGTATGCGATTAATGCAGCTCAAAACTACCTCTCCCAGGCTTTCGTTACTCAGGGCATTACAGAAACGTTCGATACCTGGGAGAATGTGATCCTTACCGTTCACCCAGTGCAATCCATTACCTCAATCCGGTACATCGACAACGACGGCGTAACCCAGACACTTGCAAGCACGAAGTACAAGGCAGACTTGTATGCGAAACGGTGCAAGATCATGCCTGCGTACAATGAAACATGGCCGACACTTCGCCCTGAATCGGGAGCGGTTGAAGTTGTGTATGTTGCTGGATACGGTGCAGCAAGTGCAGTACCAGACGATATTAAAACCGCGCTCAAGCTCATGCTTGCTGATGTGTACGAAAACAGAGGCGACGCGGTAAGGCAACTACCAACAGCATCGAAATACATCCTTGACCGTATCAATTACACATACCTGCTGTGAACAAGAACGAAAAAATAGGCCAACTACGTGAACGTGTCACGCTTCAATCCGTGACCGAAACCCAGAGCACAACGGGATATCCCGCTGAAGCCTGGACGGCCTATGGTACGCGTTGGGCTGGTGTGGACTACATGCAGGCAGGATCTAAGGAGGATGAACTTGCAGGGCAAAAAACAGCGCATACACGTGTAGTTTTCAAGATGCGGTACGATAAGGCAATCACCCAGAAATACCGGATTATCTACCGGGAGAACGCCTGGGATATTACCGCTATCCTGATCGACCCAGCACGGGAGTTCATGGAGCTGGTCTGTGAACTTAGAGCGGATTATATTGCTCCGGTGCTGAACAAGATTGCAAGTGCAAGCCTAACAGGCAGCGGCGTAATTATCGCAACGGCGCAGGTACTTCACAATCTGACTGCAAACCTAACCGCATCCGGAAGCGTAACCGCAACCGCAATAAGCCAGGGCGAAATCGTACTAATCCCAGAGGCTACCTTGCAGGCGGCTCTCACATTGCAGGCATATCTGAAAATAGCCCGGCAATTAACCTCGACAATAAGCGCACAAGCGGATGTAATTGCAGCCGCTACACGTGCCCAAAATACAAGTGCCAGCCTATCCGGATCCGGAAGCGTATCTGGCGCACTGAAAATAGCTAAGATTGCAAGTGCACTCGCTACTACCAACGCAACGATTGAAGCTCTGGCAATAGCCGAAGCTCAAGGAGTAGCGTACGCGGTGGCTATGCTACATGCTCAAGGCGACATTCAAGCAATCCTAAGCCTGACTAAGCAAGCACAAGCAATCGCAAACGCAACAGGTAGTGTACTTGCTGCGGGTCAATTAGGGCGCATAATTAGCACCGCATTACTTGCAGACGCTACCCTCGCAGCAACAGCACAGGCGGTCAAGGTAGCGAACGCGAACACGAACGCAACAGCGGAAACGGCTCTGAATGCGATCGTATCACGGGCTGTAATTGCAAGCATGACTGCTCAAGCAAGCACTACACTTAGTGCAATCGTATCGAAGGCGGTCACGGCTACGATGACGGGTCAAGCTACGAGCGTAGTAATTGCGGTGCTTGCTAATCAATGTGTTGGTCTGCTTTCGGCATCGGGTACGTTGGCAGCTGCATTGCAACGGGCTGTGTATCGGAGTGCGGTATTAAGTGCGGCGGGTACGGTGGCGGCTACGGCGGTGAAAATTGCTGCGCCAATCAATATTTCTACGGAATACCTAGTGGTAGGTGGCGGCGGAAGTGGCGGTACGTATGGAGGGCGGTCAGGTGGTGGTGGCGCTGGTGGAGTCATAAGCGGTACCACCACATTCACTACTGGTACAAGTTATGCAATAGCTATTGGACAAGGCGCTAGTTTGGGCTCACCAGCACAAGCCAGGGGATTAACAGGAGGCGCAACTTCATTACACACGTTGACTGCATCAGGCGGCGGCGGCGGCGGCGGCGGTACAATTGCAACTATGGTGGGCTTATCTGGCGCATCGGGCGGCGGCGGCGGATCTGGTGCTACCAACGCAACTGTTTACCTTGGCGGCAGTGCTACACAGGGTTTTGCCGGCGGATCAGGCAGTTTTGCTTCTAGTGGTAACAGATATTTTGGCGGCGGCGGCGGCGGTGCAGGAGCTGCAGGCGCAAACGGCGCAACGACGGGCGGAGGTAAAGGTGGTAATGGGGTTCAAAACAGTATAACGGGCACTGCTATCTATTACGGCGGCGGCGGCGCAGGAAGTGAATTCAACACAAGCACGCTAGGAACTAATACCGGGGGACTTGGCGGCGGCGGAAGGGGAAGCTCAAACTCCATTGCATTTCAAAATGGCACAAACGGTCTAGGCGGCGGTGGTGGTGGTGGTGATGCTATAAGTGCTGGTACAGGTGGCTCAGGTGTCGTGATAATCGCATACCCAAACACTTTTCCGGTTCTAACAATCAGTGCTGGGTTAACCTTCGATCAACCAGTAAGAAGCGGATACCGGGTATATAGATTCACAGCAGGGACGGGGACAATAACTTTCAACGCAACCACACCGCCGGAAGCACCACCAGAAACACCACCGGGAGAATAGAAACAATAACATAACTTAAAATTCTAACACAATGGCAGCATTCTCAAATTACTTAGAAGATCAAATTACAGGCTGGATTAATGGTACAGCCTTCGCAACCGCACCAACGAACACGTATGTGCAGCTCTTCAACGGAAACCCAACCGATGCGGGCACTGGTGGCACGGCTCTGTTTTCACGTGTTGCAGTCGCAGCAGGCGGATGGACACGAAGCACAGGTGGAGCTGGTACAATGTCGAACACGGCACAAGTGCTAATAACATCTAGTGCAGGCGCAGGAGCTACAGCGGATTACGTAGCCGTGTGGGATGCAAGCACAGGCGGAAAC